GACAAACAGTTTAGCGGTTATAGCACGTGATTTACAAGTAAGTATTTTTTTAGTAGCACATACTAGAAAACTTAAAGACGAGTCAGAGATACCAGATGCTACAAACATTATGGGAAGTTCGCATATTCGTAACTTATGTGATAATATTATTTGTGTATGGCGTAACAGATACAAAGAGAAGTTAATAGAAGAAGGCAAGACTTCTGATGACGAGTTAAAGATTATTCCAGATGCAAAGGTCTTTGTTCAGAAGCAGCGTAACGCACAATGGGAAGGTTCATTTAACTTTTGGTTTGACCAAAAAGGTTTACGATATAACGAGAGTCCACCAAGATGAGTGATGATAATTCAGCTAATAAGTTTATAAAAATTATGCAAAAGGGATTTCCTGGTGCTGTATACAGGGCTGTTATGAATGATGGAAAAGCATTTAAATCTAAAGGATATGAGCATGTTAAAATGGAGTTTGAATCAACAAAATCTAAACGCCTTCGTAGAGAAACTGAAAGCTCTTGATTGGACTAAACGCTGGCGTGTAACAGTTGTAGAATTTAAAGAAAACAGAAGCCATGAGCAAAATTTACGTTTGTGGGAATTGTATACAAGCATAGGTAATCATTTAGGTATTGAAAAAGATAAGATACACGAACTTATGGGCTTTAAATTCTTACGATACCAAACAGAAATAGCAGGTATGCCTGTAGAACTTATAAAGTCAACAACCAAACTAACCACAAGTGAAATGACAGAATATCAACAACAGATAGAGGTATGGGGTCAGACTATGGGTTGGGGTTGGGATTACTAGTGAACTATTTATCAGTTTGTAGTGGTATAGAAGCAGCAACAGTAGCTTGGCATGACATGGGATGGAAACCTATTGGTTTTTCAGAAATAGAAAAATTCCCTAGTCAGTTATTACAACATCATTATCCACATGTTACTAATTATGGTGACATGACAAAATTTAAGGAGTGGAATATAAATGAACCAGTCAACCTTTTGGTCGGAGGAACACCCTGTCAATCTTTTAGTGTTGCAGGCTTACGAAAAGGTCTTGAAGACCCAAGAGGAAACCTCATGCTCACCTATCTTGGAATTGCAGACCACTTTAAACCAAAATGGCTTTTATGGGAAAATGTCCCAGGTGTTCTCTCTAGTAACGGAGGAGAAGACTTTGCCTGCCTCCTCAAAGGCATGGCTGAACTCGGGTATGGGTTCGCCTACAGAGTTCTTGATGCTCAACATTTCGGAGTGCCACAAAGACGCAGACGTGTGTTCGTTGTCGGATGTCTTGGAGATTGGAGAGGTGCTGCCAAAGTATTATTTGAGTCCGAGAGCTTGCAGGGGGATATTACACCGAGCAGAGAAGAGAGGAAAGAAATTACCGCATATGTTGAAAGTAGCTTTGGACAATACCGTGAAGATAGAATTGCAGGAACTACAAAAGCAAGTGGAGGAGTTTTAGGTGGCGGTAGTGAAACATTTTTAACTCAAGCATATAACATTACTTTTTGTGATGCCAATGGTACAAGAAAAGACAGACCAAATGGTGGGTTATATGTAAATGAAACTGATACATCAAATACTTTAACTAAAGCAGGCGTTGGAACTAACGTAGTAGCTTGTGATACATATAATGGAACTATACAAGGAGATATAGTAACAACCATAACAACAACAGGCGGTGGTGTTTCATCAGGTCCATCAGTAATAGAAAATTTTTCAAACACATTAATGAATGGTTTTGATGGGTATAATTTTACATCAACAGGTCAAGTTGCTAGAACATTAAGCACAGGAGCTGATTATGGACATGTTCCAATTGCATTTAATTCTTTAAAAGTTCGCAGATTAACTCCAATGGAATGTGAAAGATTACAAGGCTTTCCGGATAATTATACTAACACTCCAACATCAAGTGACACAACTCGTTATAAAGCATTAGGTAACTCTATGGCAGTTCCTGTAATGAAATGGATAGGACAAAGAATAAATGAATTACAGAAACCCTAAACTACTTAAATTAGCAGATGGAGCAGCATGTATGATGTGCTCTATGCAAGATGGAACTGTAGTAGCTGCACATTCTAATCAGCTAAGAGATGGTAAAGGAACATCAATTAAGGCACATGATTACCGTATAGCTTTCTTATGTCATCAATGCCATCACATGATAGATAATGACAAAAGTTTAGATAAGCATGATAGAATAGCAGCATGGGAAGAAGCACACCGTAAAACTATAGGTTGGTTATTTACTAACGGACATTTGGGGGTAAAATAAATGGGTAAAGGTTCTGGAAGAAGACCATTGTTAATTTCTGAACAAGAAGCACAAGACAACTGGGACAAGATATTCAAAAAAGAAAAGAATAGTCCTGAGGTTTCACCGCACACTTATGAATACGAACTTAATAAGTCTACCGGTGATGTAGAGAAAAGATTTAAAGACGGAACATCTAAACCTAACGAAAGTCAATTTGATGGCAACTAGCCCAACGCAGTTAAGTCTTAAAAAATTACGAGAAGAAGGATACACATGTTGGATTACAGAGCATTGGAATAATTGGAGCAAGACAAGACAAGACCTTTTTGGATTTATAGATATAATTGCACTTAAAAAAAATGAAACATTAGCCATACAGACCACCACCGCTACAAACCTAAATGCGAGAGTAAAGAAGATAAGTGACCATGAAAACGTAGGTGCAGTTCGTGATGCAGGGTGGTCCATACATTGTCACGGGTGGCATCAAGACGATAAGAAGAAGTGGCATTGTAAAGTTAAGGATGTATCATGAGCAATAGAGATAAAATACTAGCTTACCTTACAGAGCCTAAAACTATAAAGGATATAGCAGCACATGTAGATGGCAATTACAATACTATTAAAAACTTGCTTGTCACCATGAAGATGGAAGGTGATATACACGCATTCAAAGATAAAGATAATAGACTTATGCACTATTACATTCCACAGCCACATCCGCTACAAGCTATATTTGGACACACAGCAAACTTCACAGAAGACCAAATAAAAGGTGTTATTAGTCATAACGCAGATGATGCTAAACATAACCTTCAGCAAAGAACTACACAAGAAACATTTGGGCAAAGCGTAGCTTATACGCTAACACAATATGATTAGTATGGAACGCTTATTATCCATCATGGATGATTGGGCTTTATGGATGAAGACGGATAATCACCGTTTAAATTATCCATCTAAAAGCATAGGCATGTCATCTGGTGGTGAGTCAACTTCAGAAGCGTTTGAAGAGATGTGTTCTGCCCAAGATATGTCTAATGTTAGAACCATACACGCTATTGTGCATAGCTTAGAACAAGGACAACAAGACGCTATCTATGCTAAATACTTAGGTGCTAAGCCACCATTAGCCTTTTATTGGCAACTAGACATGGCTTACGATAACTTACTGACAATAGCATCAAGGAGAATAAATGCTTAAATTATTACAAGGTGATTGTGTTGATATGATGAAAACGCTAGATGATAATAGTGTAGATATTATCTTAACAAGTCCTCCCTATGAAGACATATCTGGTGCTGGATATACTGCAAAAAGTAAAGATGTATTGTTTCTGAAGTTATATTCAGAATTTTTAGATAAAGTATTTGATGAGTATTACAGGGTGTTAAAACCAAATGGTCAAATATTTTGTAATATCAAAAGCAAAACATTAAACAAGACTATTAGAACTCCTCATTGGTTAGAATTTACGGATGGCTTTCAAAAGTTTAATTTTAAGTCATTTATCATTTGGAAGTATGCTGGTTCGTTTGATAGCACAAATGCTAGGTTTCATTTAGATTATGAAATTATTTATCATTTATCAAAAGGCAATGATATTTACTTGAATGAAGATTGTGGCATACATGATGCTCTTAGTTCTATTTGGTATGTTCCACATAATATATCAAAGGCAGAAAGGTTGCACCCAACTCAAATGCCATTAGCCTTAGCTGAAAGAGTATTAACAATTGCATCTAAACCTAATGATGTTATTTTGGATAATTTTATGGGTTCTGGAACTACTGGCGTTGCAGCAAAAAATAAAGGATTGGATTTTATAGGTATAGAATTAAATCCTAATAACTTTGAAATAGCTAAACAAAGGATAAACGCATAATGTTGTTGAACAGATATAGCAAAGTATGCTATAATACTACTTGTTGGACAACTCCTGTCCGTTAATAACGTAATCCCACAAAAGCCTGACCATACTCTCTCCTTGGTTGGGCTTTTTCTTTTATATGAAACTATCAATTTGCGAACAATGCGGTGAACCATTTGACTTCACCGAGTATAGCCTGTGTAATTCTTGCAGATATGACCACAGATTTATTAAGCTAAGGAAAGATAATGAAAGCCAAGACCAAAGCATCAAAAAAAATCAGCAAAGTGATGAAAGAGTTTAAAGCAGGTAAGTTGCATA